CCCTCGGTCACGGTCATCAACCAATACTGGAAACCCATCTTCTTGATGTCTTCCACATCCCACGAGAATCCAAGGCGCGCGGCCTCCTCCTGAGCTTCCGGTGTAGGTTTGGCCACCTTGGACAAGAAACTGGTCATGGACATAAGACCACGCATGCCCTTGAATCCACGGGTACCTAAAACGCCGACCATTGCAAGAGTTTCCTTGTAATCCAGCCCCAACTCCTTGACCGCCGAACCTGCGATACCGACCGCCTTACCCAATGCGCCGACCTCGCTGGCACCCATGCGAGAAGCAACCCACAATGCCCCCTGGATTTCGTCCACGTCCTCCAGCGTTTTCCCGTAGTTGTTCATAATCCATGTGGTGGCATCCACCTGATTGCCCACGTCCTGGAAGGTAGCTTCCGCGCGCGTGGCGCTCTTCGTGACGAAGTCCATGACATCGGCTTCTGCGATCCCCGCCTGCTTCGCCCGGATCATCGCATCGGCCAGGATCTCGTCAGCCACACCGATCTTTCGTTCAAGGGCAGTGACCGCTCCGGTGTATTTCTCGAATGCGTTGACGGACGGGTCCAGGAATGTCCCGTATTTGGTCAGGGCCTTGATGTCCTGGACGCCTTCATTGAGTGCCTTCCGGAAGGCCATGACGCCGACCAGGGGAGCAGCGAGGGCCATGCCCTTCTTGAGCATCCGGCCGAAGCCACCGGCAGCCTTGCCAGCCGCCTGCATGTCCCCCTTCATTCCCTTGACTTCTTTCCGGCTCCGCTTCATGCCCTGACGAAATTCCCGGTCCTTGATCAGACCGAGCATGAATCCGAGCAGTCTAGGGCCTTTCTGTGGTCCGGCACCCATCTATAAAATCACCCTGCCAGAAGCCTTGATCACATCGCTTTGGTTGTCCCACATGGTTTCATGCACCGTGAGTAGTTGGTCACGTGTCATATTCTTCACGTCTTCCAACGATATCCCCCGCAACGCAATCACCATGTCAGCCTCCCGGTAGAAATCCTCGAAGGACATCCCCCCGAGGAGGCTCAAATAAAACCCACTCCCAAGTCCCTCATTGATAGGGGCAGGTACTGATCCTCCTCGCACTCAGGGCACTCAAACGGCACGATCGGTTGGATGTTGCCCCCGGTCAGCCGCGCAGCCTCGGCAAGAGATTCCATGTCCCACGTCGGCATATCCACGAACTGCTCGATGCGTTGCTTCCCCCACGGCCCATGTTCGTCACCGTCGTCGCCGGCCACCACCGACCCTGCCCCGAGATACAGGTCCACCTTCGCCTCGTTATCGGTGTCCTTCGCGTCGAGTGGCCACAGACACCTGCTCCACGAAGGAGGTCCGACCACGAATTTCCTGGCCATCAGATTGCCGACAGAGAGCGCATCCGACATGTGCACCACCGCCCTGGGCGGCGCGCCAGCCTCCCAGTCCCATGCGGCAATCCTGGCCTCACCGATACGTAGTCGCCCTTCGTCGTTGCGGGCGCCGCACTTGCATCGTTGGAATTGGAGGGGGATTGGGACATCACGCCTGAACATCCGACGCACAAACGCCCAATAGAGACAGAGGTACGCTACATCCGCGAAGCACAAACTACCTACGGCCAGGCGGCGTAACTGCTCGCCCTTCTGCCCCTTGTTGATCTCGTCGTCGAATGCAGGATTGTCGATCAGGGAGTCCAGTGCCTTCGCCAGTATCGCGGTAGTCAGCTTTGCAGGCTGGCCACGGAATTGTGGATCGGCTCTGATCTCACCGATTTCCAACTCCACCCGAAAATCTGGCTTGCGAAACGAAAACGCGCGCAGGACCTGGCCACCGGATTCCTGCCCGATCAGCAGATTCGGCCCCTGCTCTTCCAACGTCGTCGCAGTGAATTCGTGGGTCGACGCGTACTCCTCGGATTTGACTTCACCGAGGAGCTCCGCGACCGTCTTCACCTTGGCATCGGCCATGGAGCACCTCCATCAAATCACAGAGTCTTCTCGACCCCGTAAAATGAAAACTCGCCTGTGAGCATCGATGCGCCCGGGTTCTCCTGGTCCGACTCGCTCTCGTCGAGCATCGGGACCTGGGCATCTTCGATGAACCACGAGCTCACCACCTTCTTGTCGGGGCCGAGCTTCATGAGCTGTGCAGATCGTCTCGCCGTCGCGTTGTCCAGCTTGCAGTCCTTGCGCCACTCGAGCAGGTACTGGACTGCACCGAGATCGGTACCAAACATCGAAAACGGCGTCCGCCGCGCAGGACCCAATTCACCCGACGAATGCTCGCGACCGTCGGGCGTACCAAACATCTTGGTTTCGTCACCAATCGCACCAATCGTCACCAAGGGCAATTCGAACCCTCCTACCCCGACGCTCAGGATGAACTTGTTCGACCTTGCATGGCCTTTCCCATGATCGCGTCCACTCATTTCTCTACCTCCGTTTCATGGGGCCACGCCCCGTTTATCCTCAGTACACCAGACCGTTTTCACCGATATGGAACTCGGTCCTTTCGTTCGTGTTCACGATCTTGAAGCTGGTAGCACAGATCAGCTTCCCGGCGTCGAGATCAACCTGCGATGTCGTCTCGTCGTCGCACTTGATGTCAGGTCCCTCGGAAAACCAATTGCCACCCGCAGCATTGACGTGCGGGAGCATCAACGACCGCGAAAGTCCCATGACCTTCTGTCTGGTCTTCTCACCTTCCTCGCCGTCCGTGATCTTGAACGCGAGGGGGTCGCCGTTCGCCAGGTGCTCACGCACGATGTGCAAGTAACACTCCATCTTATGCTTCCACTGGCGTTTGAAGTTCAGGCCCGGGCCACGGTCGCCCCATATCCAGATGGACGGCCCACGGTGGCGAATCTCCTGGATGCCGGATCCATTGAGAATCGCATTGTCCAGGGCCACCGCCTTGCCGCTATCCAGGTCGGTCGGCAGGCTGGAATACCTGGGCGTCAGCAATGCCTCTGTATCCGTGGCTGGCTTCTGGTAGCCCTCGTTGCGGCTGGCATAGTCCGCCTCGATGCCATGGATGGCACCGGTAAATGTGTTCAAGTACTTCGTGGATCCGCCGAACGGATTGACCGCCAGGTACCCGTAGCTCGGGAAGGCCGGGAATATGTAGTCGTTGGGCGTCAGATTGTCCTTGATCCACTTCCTTGCAGCCATCGCGTTTGCCACGGTGGACGGTATCTCCGGACGGAACACACACCCGAATTCCTTCGCAAAGTCGAGGCCCGCCTGCTGGACCGTCGCAGTCGTGACTCCGGGACAGCCGAGCTTTAGACATCCGATGTCCTCGTATGTCAGGTCCAGGATGGGTGAGGAACCTGTGTCGAATGCCGCGATGTAGTGCGCTGCCGCGATATCGGCATGGCCATCACGCCCGATCTCGAACTCCTGCTTGTACTCCAGGCGCCCCACGGTCGGGGTGGTGCCGTAGTCGGTCTCGTCGTTCGTGAAACCGCACACGGCGTTCAGTGTCCCGTTGGTGACCTGCATGTAGTACGAGGGACCGTACTTATCGTCGTCGGCGGTCACCTGGAGATAGGTGAGACCTGCCGCGTCGGTGTAGGTGCCAAAGGTCAACTCGTCGTTGTTGGCCAGGTCCAGTGCTTCCAGCTCCACGATGGCCTGGGCGAGGGTCTGCGCCGCGTGACCCACCATCGTCAGGGTCTGCTCGGCCGCACCCTGCAACTTGTATTTGAATGTCAGGCCCAGAGTGTTCAGCGTCCCGGACCAGTCGGTGGTTGAGACGATCACGGGCAGTTCGGGTTCGGCCACCACCGCATTCACATCCTCGTTCGGTCCCAGGGTGATCGTGTCATACGTGTTGCTCATCACCCGGTACCGGGTCGTCACGTCCTTGCTACCCGTGCCCGTCGCACCGTAAGCATAGGGATGGAACCAACATCCCAAGGCGTTCAGCCCGGTGGGCAGGGGCCTCACGTACACGGTGATCACATCACCTTCGATATAAGGCGTTCCGCCATTGCTAAGCGTGTGTCCGGACATGAAGGTATGCGGGGCAGCGTAAGCCACGCCGATAGTCCCGGCAGTCAGACCAGAGGCCAGCAGGCGATTCCCACTGATATCGTAGGCTGCCACGGAATAGGTGGCTGCGCCGGCCAATACGGTCAGGACCAACTTGTGAGGCACCATGGCTCCGCCATCCACCAGTGTGCCGAAATACCCATCGCCTGTCCCGGTGTTCGTGAACGTCATGATCCGGAACTGAACGGTATTGGTACCGACCCCGCCCGGAATCGCAATTTCCGCGAAGTTGGCAGGCTTGTTCTGGTCGAGAGTCACGTCCCCGGCGAACTCCTCGGACTCGTCCATGGTCACTTCGTATTGACCGACCTCGAGAGACTCCCTGATCAGATTGCGGTAGTAGTCCCCGGTCGGGTCGAGTTCAAGGTTGCCAAGCACATCAGGGCCGGCCCGCCGCACATATCGACCCTCGTAAACGTCGAAAGTGAACCTCTCGTCAGGATCCTCCGTTCCGTCCATGACCTTGACCGACAGCGCCCGCGGCTGATTGTCGATGTCCTGGTTGGCCAAAACGCCCTTCCATCGACCATCCGTTGCGGTCACCCCAACGAAGTCGCCCTCGACGGAGATCACGCCAGCATCGTCATTGGAATCAATCGTCCAGGTCCTCGTCTCGCCCTCGAGGGTGAACGTCGCGCCCTTGAGTTCGTCGGTCTTGAACAGCCAATCGCTCCCTGTCAGACCGGTATCGAAATCCGAACCGGAGATCGCGGCTGCTACGTTGGCCACTTTGCCGCCGTACACGTTCTTCTGGCCTCCCCAACGACCGCCGTTGGCAGACTTGATCGTGCCCACAAGGGTCGGGACCTTCGCGTTTTCGGCGCCCGCGAAGTAGTCCTGGTCCACGTCGCGGCTGTAGAGATAGGCCAGCGCCTGGCGTTCGTTGCCGTCCGAGACCCTGAGCCCATAAAACGCACCTGCGCCCTTGGCGAAGTGATGGAAGTCCTCCATCGCCAGCGGCGCCTGCGAATCCTGGATTTCCTTCGCGCCCCCGAATATCCGCTGGGCCAGGTCCTCGGATGCGGCCAGCATGATTCTGTTCACCGGCCCCTTCTCGAACACTCCCACATGGCCGGTCAGTCCATAAGGGCTGGACCGTCCGGGCTTCGGCGGTCGCTTCAAAGTCGCTGACGTTCCCGCCTCGTCTCCTGTTGCTCCGTACTGCTGAAATGACATGTGTCTTACCTCCTCAAATCCAAGATCCCTGTCCTTCGAAATCCAATCCGTGTTCCACCAGACGATGCCCGGAAACCTCGTTCCCGGGCCACGCCAGAATATCGGCCTCTACATCGAAGACCGCGTCAAACTGATCTCCGATGACCTTCCCGTCGTCAATACCACCCACCAGGTTCAACTCGATCGGCATAGAACTCGACGGCGACAGCAGCGTCACCCCAGCCCCCAACCAATCCTCGATCCTGTTCACGATGCGATCCCGGTCAGTCGCCCGCACGGTCACGATGCGACAGCCGAGAGATACGATCTTGTGTTCCGGCTCATCCACCACAACGGCATCCACACCGCCAGGATCCTCCACCATGAGATGTCCGTATGATTTGCGACGTGGAACGCTAGCCACGCTCTCGACCAATATCGAGGGCAGCTTCGAAACGAAGTGATCCTGGTTGGCAGTGTGTGCAATCTCGGGCCGAAATTGGAATCGAGAATGGATCACATGCCCGACCGTGAACGGAGTATCCGGCGTCCACGTCTTCGTGGACCCACCGACCCACGTACCTGTCAACGCGCTTGCGAATCCGCTCCCGTCCATATCGTAGACGGCCTCGACACCGCGCACGTCATACGGATATTCGTCAACGCCGTCTGCGTAGTTGATGACCGTCTGGTTGTCGGCGGTCGCCGTGAATTCGTGGGCCCCGGGCAGCACCAACTGTACCTTCATCTGCCGGATGAACACCCGGTGAATCAAATCGTCCATCCACGATGAAGCGATGGTCTCATCCGTAGTGGTCTGAGCCAGAAGCAGGCGACAGACCGCCTTGACCCCGCAGACTTCTGGCGTGTCGTCAGTCGCCAGGGTCCGTGTGAGCTTGAAGATGAATCCGAGAGACGTATCGGTCCACGATGGCAGCGCATCGTAGAGGTCGTCCGGATCGTTCCAATGCAGAATAGCGTCAGTAGCCTCGGTCCACGCCCCTGCGGTGTACCAGTACTCCTTGACCCCATCCGTCACGCGGAATTTCACGGTGGTCGGACTGCCGTTCCGCAGGATGATGCGCCCGGGACCCCACGAAGACATCGCGCCCACTTCCCGGATCGCGGTCTGGTACGTCCCCGAAGTTTCACCGTAGGACAGCCCCATGGCATCACGGAATTCTTCGGGACCAGCGTGTTGCTCTACCAGTGACCGTGGCATCGTTTCACATCCGCTGAGGACAGGATCTCCCCACGGACCCCGATCCCAATCTCGGCCCCAATACAAAACGACGCTGTGAGTCGTTACCGCCATGTCCGGTCACTCCTCGAAAATCATCAACGCACACCTGGGCGGCCCATTGCCCTTGTACCCACATGCCATTTCAAGCGGGGTTCGCTTCCCACGCTCCGCCCTTTCAATCATTTCGCCGGGTGAAGGCGATTCGAATGAATCTGTGAGTGGTGAATATCGTCTCGCGCTCGCGCCCTGGGCCACGAGCACAGCCCCGGCCTTGCCAGCACAACCTATCACGCACGGCAGACTCGACCATCCGATTGCTTCAGCGTCCACGCCCTCGCCACCGACCCACTCGGTTACGAGATGGTCCGCGGCCACTACCCCGCATTGAGACAGGCATTGTCCGAGAACGGTGCCGGACTTCGACCACATCGCAGCGGAGCACCCCTGGACCATGAGCATCCCGGGCAGCACGGCCATGAGGATGAACATGCCAGAGCCCTTCGGCTTGATCTTGTCACCGCTCTTCCACTCAATGGGTCCCTTCGTCGCCATCCGGAGGATCATGTTGATCAGTACCAGGATGCTCGCCTGCGTCTCAGCGGTCAGATTGAAACCGAGCACGTCCTGCCCGAACACTGCGGCCAGAGCCAGCAGATTCACCCAAAATGTCTTGCTCTTGTAGAACGCCTTTTTCCTCATGATGTCCTCCTCAGAGTTTTTCCAAAATCCGATCGAGTTTCGTGTCGATGTCCTTCACGTCATCCTTCAAACGCTTAATGTCACCTTTGACCCCACCGAAGAATTCGCGGTCCTTGATCGCTTGTTCTTCGTGCTTTTCTCGCCAATCACATTGCTCCTCCAACGTAGTTTTAATGCCCACAACTACCTGAGCCAACGGTTCACCCTCGACCGTGGCTACAGCCGCGCTGTTCAGGGCGTCGACCTGACCTCGAAGGATGAAGAACGTGGACAGCCCGCCTATCAATAAAAGCAGGACTGGCATCCACGCCAAAGCCGATCGTGTCTTACCGTCTGTCATCTCGCCTTCCTCATACGCTCATGAACGGATCTACGTATCCAATGAAATCAGGACGCCGATGCACGGGCGCCAGCTTGACGAATGCATTGTGTCTGGCCGCGTCATCCGGGCTGAACGTCTTGCTGCCACCGCCCCCTGCCTCGATCATGAAGGGAACGCCATCAATCACCTTGCAGACCACGCCCACATGCGTTGCATGGTGGCGCTTGCCGTACAACGCAAGACACCCCGGTCTGGGGGAGTCAAGTATATACTTCGAAAACCTCAAACGAAGCCCGTCTGCGGTCTGGTCAGATCCCCATGGCATCAATCCCACAGCCTGGAGCACGAGCACCGCCAATCCCGAGCAGTCCAGCCCGTCGATGAGATCGTCGCCACCCCACCGGTAGGGCAGGCCAACAATCGTCCACAGATATCGCATGGCCAACTGTCGCAGCCTGTATCGCCCGAACCGTGTCATGCCGCCCTCGCTATCAATGCCCGATACACCGCCCCATCCAACTCCTTCGCAGCGAAATCATCGAACTCCCTGCTTTCCATTGGACCTCGGATGAATGGACGGGCCGGGACGGCCTTGACTCCATCCGCCTTGCCTGCGCTCTTTACCTTGATGGAGTACCCCTCATGGAGAAATGCCGCGATGTTAGCGAGATCATCCCCCTTCTTGTTCTTCTCCTGGCGGTTGACGCCCACCCACAAAGTCAATTCATTTGCACGCACATCGTAGGTAATGGATCTGAATAAATCTCCGTGTTCCACCAACGGAGTACTCGTGCCCTTGCGCGCAATCGTCGCTGGTTTATTCGGAGCGAACTTCTTCCCCTGAATCCACTTGACTGACAGCGCCACGAATCGTTCACCGATGCGCCGTAGCGCGTACCGCAACTCCTTTTTCAAAGCCCGCATGAATCTACGGTCGTCGAGATCCTTCAATGCCAGATCCCAATCGCCAACCAGTCCGTCTTCGTTGCTCATGCGTTCCTCCGCGGCATGTCGGTCACGAGCTCTGCAACCCAGTCGGCATTCGCGGTCATCCCCGCTGAATCCCGCTTCGGGTCCTGGATGTAATAGACGGTCGAATCAATCGGCTGTTCCATTCTATCCTTCGTGCCCAGCACCTTGTCACCCGTCGTCGGAGTCCAACCCTGGGCATCCGCGTCCAGTCGGCGGATCCGGATGGTTCGCCGTTCGGTAAGCACAGATCCCCCGGGCCCGGGCGACCTCACGCGCTTGCGTTCATTGATCTGAGCCTTGATCCAGAACGACGCATCCTCCGCCTGGTGCGACAGAGTTTCCCTTGCCAGGTCGTCTGTTGGAGTGTCAGAAGATGGTGCGATCTGCGCCCACACCCACCCAATGAAAGGCGGGCTTCTCACTTTTTCTTCGCACCCTTCTTCTTGGTTTTCGGAGAATCGGTCATCTCACCATCCTCCGCGCGCGGCTTGTCGTCCGTCCCTTTTTCCTTCCTCGGTTTCGCGGAATCCCCTGGCACATCAAGTATTCGTGGATATTCCCGCACACGCATCTGGCGCGCGGGTATCGCCGCTTTCACGCGCTCCAAGTCGTCGACGTTGTAAATACGGTGCACGCCAGGACCGAACCAATCCTTCCCGTCGACAGACGGGCTGAATGGATGGCCTGGGCCTGCGAGGACAGTGATCTTGGCTATCGGCTTCCTGCTTCCCATATCAAACCTCGCATTCAAATGCTCGCAGCCATCGGCAAGCGGTGTCTGGATAAAATGGCGTCCACTTCGGGATTGCCCGACCACGGCGCATCCGCAGGCGCGAACCCTACCGAACGACCTCCCGCCCTATGCGACTTCGCCGTACCCATCCTCCGGTCCTGCAACGCATCTGGATCTGCCTGGAACGGAGTCAACTCAATCACCCACTGACGCATCGCCCACTTGAGTTCTGCAGGGCATTCATCGCTGGCATTCGTATCACCGAACTTACCGACGACCACGACGTTGTCTCGGCCCTCAACGAAAACCGCATCGTCGTGGCGCGCAATCTGGAGCCCGTTGTCCCGAAGGTACACATCATCATCAAGAGTCAGATCCGTTTCGCCCAGGGCCACAGATGTCAACTCCGAGCAGAACTCGGGGAGTCTCAGCCGGTCCAGTCCGTTGCCGTCCATGGTCAGAGTCGTCGTGGTGGGCGCGAACTTTGTACGACAGATATCCTCGACGCGGGCCTCCACGTCACCGATCAGCGCATTCACACGATCGTTGTCCGCCATGGCCACGGTAAGGCCTTCTGCCCTGACATCGGCGAGTGAGATGTAGTCGCCCATTGGCCACCCGCTACAAATCCGACACGAACACGTTGAACTTGGCTTCGGCGGTTTCGTTGGCGGTCACGGTTACAGTGATCGCCCCGTTCCCTGCCATCGTTACGCTTGCGATGATCTGGTCATTGGTCTGCGTCGGGACACATGACGTGATTGTCCACCCGACGATCGTTGCATCCGCGCCGCTGGAACCGGCTGCGGCGCCGAGGGCAATCACAACCTCCACGACCTTAAGGTCGGCATACTGCACGGCCTCGTCGCGCACCTCGAAAAGTGCGCCTTCCACGTCCGCCGCTGCATACTCGCCAGCCGAGTCTTCGATGGCAATATATGAAGCGCCCTCCCCGTTGGCAGTAGAGCCGAGAAGTGCCTGGGTGTAGTAAGTGGTACTGTGCGTGTGAAGGGCGTCTCCGGCAGAGCCATCCGTCAGGGTATTCAGATTGGCACCCGACCCGGTGTATCCATCCAGGACGTTCAGCTCCGCGGCTGTCGATGTCACATTTGTCGCATTGAGTATGAGGTCCCCGTCTCCTACAGTGAAGGTCCCCGCAGTCTCCGCATTCCCGGTCGCAGCGGCCACAGTGAAATTCGATGCACCAGCGGCTCCTACCCGGAAGTCGCCATCGGCTCCGAGAGTATCGTCGCACTCAACGGCCCCCGTGACATCCAACGTGTCTGCGATGGTCGTGGCCCCGGTGTTCGCAGTTACTCCGAAGTTCGTGGCCCCGGCAATCCCCACCCGGAAATCGTCGTCTGCTCCCAGGGTCGAGTCAAACTCGCCGGCACCTGTGACATCCAACGTCGAATCCAGGGTAACCGCTTCGTCAGCATTGAGCGTGCCCTTGACAGTGGTCATTACCCCGGACGTGGACACGTCGATTGCATTTGCGTTTGTCCCTCCGAGAGCGAGTGCGGCGGCGGCAGACCGGTCCAGTCCTCCGTCTGCGTAGACGGCCCCGCTGAAGGTCTTCACGCCCTGGAAGGTAAAGGCGTCGTCCGCGAGTTCGTCAAAACACAATTCGACGGTCGCCTGAGCGTAATTTGAATCCGCGTCCTCGACCCCAATCATCGAAGCGCCCTCACCGTTCGCTGTCGATGCGAGGTCGGTAATCAGGTCGGACACGGCCGTGGTCACCACCCCGATTGCGTCGTCGATCCGACCAAAGTAGGTGGCCATCTTGTCCAGGTACGATCCGCCCCACCCGATGTTCGCCGGATAAGTGAAATAGGTGCCCGACGCCCTCGAGTCACGTTCCATGAAAAGAGTCGTGGCGGAAAAGGCGATCGTGATGACCGCCACCGCCATGAACTTGCTCCATTTGCTACGCATGTCATCACCTCGTCGTCTTCGACTGAAAAGAATCGGGACTACTTCTTCTTGTCCTTCGGCGATTTCTCGCTGAAGCCGGGATCCCCCTGCAGACGTTCGTAAATCTTCTTCGGCATGAACTCCGAGATGTCCTCGCCGTGCTTGATGATCCGAAGATGGTCGAAGTCGCAGATGATGGTGTCGCTGCCAATGTTGTACAGGGGTTTCCTTTCGCTCTTTGCAGGCATCTTGCCCTCCTTGTCAAACGTCGAAGGCAAACGCCCTTCGCCCCCGACAGACCGCGGCCTAGTAGTTGTACGAAATGATGTTCAAGTCAGGCACCTTGAACTCAAAGTCCAGGCGTCCGAACTGATGCACTTCGTACTGGTCCTTGTCGCCGTCGTAGAAGATGTTCACCTTCCACTCGTTTTTGTAGTACCCCATGACCAGGTTCTTCGGGGGGACCAGGAGTTGCGTGTTTGACGGGAAGTATCCCTGCGGGACGACCTCGATCCCCTCGAACTTCGCGTTGCCGCCCTCGGTCAGATACCTGTCGGCCATCGCCGTCTGACGCGCGGCCAACTGCCGCTTGTACGCCGAATCCGTCGCGGTATCGACCCACAGTTCGAACCCGAGCTGCTTCAGCCTGGCGAGGTACTTGGATGCCACCAGGTTGAACATCGCCGGAAAGATGGTGGCCGCGTAGTCGGATCCACCCGCATTCGATACCCGCTGACTCCCGCCGACAGCGATGGCATCGGTCTTGATCAGGTCGAGCCAGCCATCGTTGATCTTGAGGAAATCATCGCCCACCTGGTCCTCGTCGCCATTGACGGCCAGGTCGGCCCCGTCGTTGAAGAACTGTATGGCGAATTCGTCCATCAGGAACTGCGCGTCTTCCTCGAGGTTGTCCTCGATGTACTCGGTGGTGTGATCGTGGTCGATCCTGACCTTCTTGACCACCAGCGTGCGCTTGGCATGCGTCGGGACCTGTTTCTCGGTCGCTGCCTCACCCTCTGTGGCCAGCCGCATGATCCGGGTGCCGACCGACACGCGGTCGAGATCCTTCGTGTGCGACTTCATCGGATCGACGGTCACGCGACTCAGGACATCGGACTGGTCGATGCCAGTTTTGATGTACCTCTTGAGCACCTCGGTCGGGAGCTTGCCGGCACTGGCCAGTTCGACGCTCGATTTGGCCGGGGCGGTAGCACGCTCAATCAGTTTTCTGTGTGTTGCAGGCATGATCAGTCCTCCTCGTTGTCAGTGTCATCCACGATCGTCGGCCGCGTGAGCTGGCCCCGAATGAAGCTGTCGCTCATGCTCCGCTCCACTTCCTCTTCGGTCGGTTCGTCCTTGCGCCGGGTCGCATCGTCGCCGCCCTGGGCCGGGGGCCTGGCGTTTTCCAGGCGTTCGACCTGCTTCACGAGCTTCTCGTTCACCCCACGTATGTCATCGAGCTCCTTCTGGACCTCGGGGTCGATCTTCGGATCGTCCGCGTTCGTATCCTCGCCGCCCTCCGGATCCGGATCTTCTTTCTCGATGCCGGCCTTCTCCTCGAGCTTGCCGATCCGCTCGACCAGTTTGGCGTTCTCATCTTTGAGATCGTCCATTTCCTTCTTAGTGGCCTCGTCCATGATGCCCTCCTCGTTTCGATTGGTTTCTTCTCCATCATCATCGACCTCGTCGAGGAGGCCCTTCAAAGATTCAGCGCCTTCATTGAGCTGCTTGAGCAGCCCCTTCAGCGCGGTCACCCGCTTCTTACTGATCTTCTTGCCAGCCCGGTCAACCAGGTCGCCGGCCTCCAGGGAGTCATCTATGTAGGCCAACAGGCTCGGCAGGTTCTGTCCTGACGGGCCGAATCCATCCAGCGTATCGCCCCCGTCTTCGCTGCGATCGATTGTTCCAACCGCCTCGAGCACGACAACCTTGAACTCGTTGATGGCCTTGCCGACATCGGTCTTGGGATTGCCTTTCAGCCCGTTGTCCCGGTACTCCCACAGATACATGAAGATCCAGTCCTGCAGGAGATAGAAGGCGCGCTGAATGTCAGAGTTTGGTTTCTGCGCCTTCCACTGATCCGCGAAAGACGACTGGGCCTGGCGGTCGACCAGCGCACCTTCGAATGCGTCAGGGTCCTCGCGGCGCGCCCAGTCCATGAATCGTTGGAAAAATCCCTGGTGGCCTTCCTGGTCTTCCATCCGATCGACCTCCTTGTCAGTCGCGGGAGGATCGGTCTCGTCCGATACGCCGCGTTCGAGCTCAGCGGCCTCGACCTCCGTCTCATCCCACTCATCGGAAGTGATCGACCTCACCACATCCACCCACTTCTTCTTCGCGGCGGGCTTATCCACTAGGCTTACCCACTTCGGATGCGGATCACGCAGATATCGCAGGACCTTGCGGTACTTCGATCCGTCCTCTCGTTCGACGAAGACTTCGACGTGCTCTTCCTTGGTACGGATGGAAACCGAAAACCCGGTATGCTCACCACGTTCCACTCGCTCCCATTCGTCGTCATCGGTTACCCTTGCACCGACCCACCATCCACCAATCGAATAATGCTCGGACTCTTCGCGTGTGATTCCCGACTCGACGGGGATGGCCACATTGTCGCCATGGTCGTGCTGCTGGTCCATCTTGCGACAGACCGCGATGTACCGATGGGCCATCGTCTCGATGTCCCCGGCAGTCCAGCACCGCCCATCAAAATGGACCTTGCCATCGATCTCCGCTTCGGAAACCACCTGGCCGGGTTCGTAGCGCTCGATGGGGACGGCAACCTCACCGAAGACCAACCGTTTCTCGGAATCTGTACGCTCGATGTGAACAGAGATTATCCGTTCAACAAGAATCGGGTCCGCAGGAGGAATCACTGCAGGTGCAGGCTCGGCCATGGTCGCCATCCCCGTCGAACTTCAGCACGTCTGTGTGCCAACCGTCACTTTCATGAAAACTGAATCAACAAAAGAAAAGCAACCTCAGGGGGGGGTAGCAAATGG